CCCATGAGCCTATCGTAGTCGCTCGTAAGCCCCTTATTGGCACACTTGTTGCGAATGTGCTTGAACACGGCACAGGCGGCTTGAACATTGACGCTTGCCGAGCAGAAGGCGGTCGCTTCCCCGCTAATTTTATTCACGATGGCTCGGATGAAGTCGTGAGCCTGTTTCCCGAATCCAACGGCGGTGCGGCCCCTGCAAGAACACTTACCCCCGCAGGGCAACACTACGAAGGCGGATGGGGCAACATGACGCGTGAATCACGGATTGAGTATGGCAACGGTTCTGCCGCACGATTCTTTTACTGCGCTAAAGCGAGCAAGTCCGAGCGCAACGCTGGACTTGAAGCGTTTGAAGACAAGAAGTCCCAACACAACGCAGGTGGTATTGGGAGAAAAGTAAGTGTGGAGAAGCGACTTGAGCAGGGCAAGGAGAACGCCCCGATGATGAAGAATATCCATCCTACCGTCAAGCCTGTGGACTTGATGAAATACCTTTGTCGCTTGGTCACGCCACCGGAAGGTGTTGTGCTTGACCCATTCATGGGAAGCGGGACTACGGGCATAGCCGCTAAGATTGAAGGTTTTAATTTTATCGGAATAGAAATGGATAGGGAATATCTCGCCATAGCAGAAGCCCGAATAGGATATTGGGTTGAAGATGCGGAGACTACCTACAAGACCCTACACAACTGGCTTTAGTCAAGTTTATATTGTGTGCAGGTATGGAAGGAGTTGAAGGGCCATGAACGGTGTGCGACCACAGAAGAAATTGAGCCAAAACCAACTTACTCAATCGCTGGTTGAGTTGTCGTCTCGCGTTCACGCTTTGTCAATGGCTACTGCCAACGACATGCAACGAACCAACATACTTCTCTTCACTTTGTTGAAGGAGTTGGGTAAGGTTGATGAGGTCAAATGCGAGTCATGTGATGTTATCAATCTCCGACCAATCATGGAAGGTATTGAGGTAAATCCAATGTGTGTTGAATGTGGCGCACGAATTGACCCACTACCCGAAGAAGCGTTCAAGGGTGAGATGTTGGACGACTCAGAGGAATAATTTAAACGACAAAAGTAATGTGGTGTTATCATGCGATTCATTGTAGGTTCAAGCGAAGTCTCCGAAGTTGAAACCGCCGTTAGCGAACACGGTGGTGATTCGGTTTATTGGCTAACCGATAGCACCAATGAGCGAGCGGCCATGGCCGCTGGCCTTCCCCGAAACCACATCCTCTCAATTCAAAATCTCCAAAGCATGAAGAATGCTCTTGAGGTTCTTGGTGAAGGATGGAGCGAATACAGCGCAAAACCAGCCGCCAAGCCAAAAGCCAAGAAATCGGCCAAAAAGGGCGAAGAGTAAGCCTTATAAGCCTTCAAACCTATGGTAAAACATGGGCGAGACTAAGCGCACTTCAACATACGACCCGACTAAGGTCACGAAAGATTTGGTTCTTCGCGTGAGCAAGTCGTCATACAACAACTACGCCATGTGTCCCCGCCAATACTGGTGGAACAAAATCGCCCTGCCCGACATGGACATTCCTTCCAGCGAGGCCGCTATCCGTGGGACAGCCATTCACCAAGTCATGGAGGACGGACTTCGTGAGGTTTCCGAGGATAAGAAGGCAAACATTGTTCACCAAATCAACAGCGATTTGTCCGTTGTTTTTGACCGACACGCTATCGCCCAAGGTGTGCAAACCGAGGCTGGCGTGGACGCCATGCGTGAAATCCTTGAAGCGATTGCCGAGGAATGGGGACACATTGAGATTGTGGAGTTGGAGGATAAGCATGTTCACCCCTACACAATCAGCGTCTTGACCGACGATGGTGAAATCCACTATCCTGTTGAGTTGGTGGGTATGATTGACGGTGTGTTCCGACACCCCGATGGACACCTTGTCGTCGTTGAGTTGAAGACGGGCAACGCCAACCAAAGCAAACTTTCACGGACTCGTGGCGAGTTGTGCTTTTACCGCAAATTGCTTATGCTCAAGGGCTACGATGAACCGACCCACTTTTTGACGATTTTCCCCGATGCCGACAACCCCGACTTTCTTATGTCGTTGATGGGTAAGCGCAACACCGAGGTCTATATGGGAGACTCACAGGGCTTGGCTGTCTATGAAGTGGTAGGCAAGCGGAGCATCACCGCCATGGAGAAAAAGTTAAGCAACGCCGTTCACGGTATTATGACTCAAGAGTGGCCTATCAAGTGGAATGATTACTTTTGCACTCAATGGTGCGAATTTCATTTGTCATGCAACGAAGAATTGTTAGGGATTGGTGAAGCAATATGAAGGAATGCGAGAAGTGTAGTAGCAAAAATATGCAAGTTGAAGTTATGTGGTTCGTAGCAGGTCAACAAGGTAAGCCCCCAAAACAACTGGATGTAGCCGAGTGCAAGGATTGTGGACACCGATGGACGCTGGACTGAGAAATGAGATTTTGTGCGGCGATGTGTTGGACAGACTCGCTGGACTGCCGGACGAGTCCGTAGACATCGTGGTGACAAGTCCCCCTTACAACCTCAAGACTTCAACCGGAAACGGCATGAAGGATGGAAGGGGTAGCAAGTGGACTTCCGCTGACAAAGGTTTGCGTGAAGGCTACGCAAAACATAACGATTCTATGAACCGAGAGGACTACATCAATTGGATGAACAAGGTTTTATCGGAAATCTTTCGTGTTTTGAAGCCCGAAGGTGCGTTGTTTTTCAACCACAAATTTCGTGTGCAGGGGGGCTTAATGGAAGGACACCCGTTCCTTGAAGGTTTTAATGTGAGACAGATGATTATTTGGGCAAGGTCGGGTGGTTTCAATTTCAATGCCGGTTATTTCGTTCCTACATACGAAGTCGTTTATTTGATGCCAAAGACACCAAAGGGAAAAAACTCTTTCAAATTAAAGAAGGGAGCAAACAAAATCGGTGATGTTTGGAGAATACATCAAGAAACCAACAACCCTCACCCTGCACCTTTTCCTGTGGGCTTGGTGGACAACATTTTGCTTTCATGTGAAGGTAGTGTCGTTCTTGACCCTTTCGGCGGTTCGGGAACGGTGGGTGTTTCGGCTATTAAGAACGGATGGGACTACATTTTGATTGACAATAGCGAGGACTATTGCAGAATGGCTGAAAACAGAATCAATTCGGAGGTGGCTCAAAGTGAAAATGAATGGCTTTGAAACAAACCTTCTCCCCTTCCCCCGTGAGATGGGACTCAAGCGTTCTTTGTGCAAGAGCCGACAACAACTCCGAACATACATCGGAAAACTTAACGGCAAAAGTAATCTTTACACATCCCTTTATTCGTTCCAAGATGTGGAGCGAACAAAGCCGTGGAAGGTTGATACGACGACGGCGATAATTGACCGTGCATGGTGGGACTTTGACGCTGGTGAACGAGGAAACATTGAACAGGTCAAGAGCGATGTTCGTGAATTACTCACCCGTCTTGATGGAGATTGCAGAGTTGTTGCCACGGGTCGCGGATTTCATGTTCATCAGTTATTTTCACGACCAGTTGTGGGAAGAGATTTTAATTCTCATTTACAGCGATACCAAAGAAGAATGAGCGAAGGGCTTGCTACATTGGACGGTTTTGCTTTTCCTGCAAAACTGACCCGCTTGCCGAACACATACAATGTCACACGCAAACGATGGGCTGTCGTCATCCCACCGAATGCTCTTTTCCTTGATGATTTCAAAATCCCATCTCGTCCCGTGACAGACTACAAAGAACACTGTCCGTTCTTTGGGCGACCAAACGAAAGCACCTTTGACATCGTTATGTGGGTCAACAACAATCCACCCCCGAAGGTTGAGATGCAACCATTCACGGGCGATGTAGGTTCGGCTGGTGATGTCCCCCTCATGCCCTGTTTGGAGAAGGCTGTCAACGCATCAAGCCCAACACACGAAGTCCGTGTGGCTTTGGTTCAACACATGAGCCAAGAGTTGCGATGGTTTGCAGACCCGACGAGCCTAAGCCAAGAGCAACGGAATGAGATTGAGGAAACAATCTTTTCTTATCTTAAAAGTCTTAATTGGGATAACTGGAATGAATACCGAAGCCGACAGGGAATACGAACCAACATCGGCTACGCTAACGCTCCTTCTTGCCGATGGTTCAACCTGCGTGGGATGTGCGAAGGCAAATGCTGGCGTTATGATGGAACGATAGGTGATTGATATGGAGACTAAACCACACATTGGAGATGTTATTTTTAAAATTATTATGACCCCGTGGTATATGTTGGTTTTGGGATTAGAGTTTTTATGCTTGGCAATAAGTCCATTTTTATTTTTGGCGGCTATGTATTCATTACCCATTGACATCTTGCTATTCCCCTTCGTTAAGAAAAAGTGGGGAGCAACTAAGTGGGTGTATGAAGGTTTGTTCATGCTGATTTGGGACGGAACGATTAGGGACATTAAAGAAATCAATCAATGGTATGACACGATATATTGATAAAACGAAGGTATGATTCATCACCATGCTTCTCATAGACCATCGTGAAAACCCAAAACTGATTCACAAATTGCTCGTCAAGTTGGGAGATGCAGATAAGGACGAAAGAGGACACGCCCGAACCTTGCAGATGACGAGCGGGGATTATGTGCTTGGTGATTGGGGAATAGAGGCAAAAGAAATCAACGACCTTTATCGCTCCATCCTCGGCATCGGACGCTCACGAACAATTGTCGCCCAACTCACCGACCTATGCGAATCGTTTGAGAAGCCGTTCCTCGTGGTCTATAACACAGAGTTGAAGCCTTGGTTCCACGGACGAAGGCCTTCGGCCCGTGAGACATCCGAAGAACGACGCAAGATGGCGGCTGTCATCCATTCGTTCAAGTTGACGATGCACCAACGCTTTCCCAAGTTGCACTTCCTCCAACTGACGACGATGGACGACTTCGTGGAATGGCTTTACATGAATCATCGTCAAACTCTTATCGCAAAAGTAAAACCACCGAAGGCACACAAGCCGGAACAGGTTGTTCTTGAAGAGACTGATGATAGGATAAAAGCATTGATGGGGTGCGGCATCTCACGAGAACAGTCCGTCGCTCTGCTTGAACACTATGGCTCAATCAGCGTTCTCTTGCAGAAGAAAACCCGACAAAAAGAAATGACAAAAGTAAGTGGTATCACCCACAAACAGGCCAAGCGGGTATTGTCTTTACGCAAAAACTTCACTGATAAGGCGTGAAGCCCAAAGACGAGTTGCTAAACCCTTTGAGACTAAACCGTTGGAAGTTGACCGATACATTGTGAACCACGAGCGAAGAGAAGTTTGCGTCGTCGTCGCCTGTTGCTGGTGTTCTTTTCATCGTAATTTTAATTGTGTTTCCAACAGTTGATGCTCCACTTAGGCTCGCAGTCAGCATTGGGAACGATTGCTTTTCTTTGTTGCCGCTTAGAGTCATGGTCCGTGTGTTGCTGGCTCCTGTTTCCACGCACGACGCTTCAATAGTCAAAACTGCCTTGGTTGTCCCATTCCCACCGAGCGAGTAAAAGCCGCCCACCGTGAGGATTTCGTCGGACACATCGTCGGGGACTTTGACGCTCATAGTGTGGGTCTGTGTGAACCTGTTTGCGGATTCGGGATTTACAATTCCCGTGAAAACCATTCCTTCATCGGAAGTCAATGTTGTGGATGATGTCGCTTGCATGTTGTTTCCGATGCCGTCAACGGCTCGTTGTGTGTTCATCGGGGGTGGACTACGCTTCTGCCCAAGAATGCCAAAAGAAGAGTCGGAGACCCCATTTTCAAGGAAGTCCATACGACCCTTCGTGTTGCCATAAAGTGCGGAAGTGATTTGATTGCTGGTTAGATTCTTCAAGAACGCATCTTGGATGTCTTGACCCTTACCACCTTCAAGGATTTGCTGTGTGTCAACTTGTGATGTTCCAATTGGTCCGATAGGTTGCCCAACAGGAGGTCTGTTGCGGCGAGGTTTTTCACGAGAAGTGCCCCCTCCAACTTGACCACTTGAAGATTGTTGCCCACGACCACGGGAGACAGACGGGAACAGGTATGCTCCCAAGCCACCTTTGTCCTTGGTTTGGTCACGCTCAAGAATTAGAGATACATTTTCCACATTGCGACCGTCAACTCGCCATTGGATGTCGGTGATGACCATAGGTTCAGCCGCAAGGCCAAGTCCGCTATCGGTGAAGGTCACCGTAGTCGCCGGTCGCCATCTCACATCTTCCACGATATGCAACCGTGGACAATACCAAGAATTTCTCGCCCCCATCAATCCCGACATTTTGTCGTATTTTCGTGGTCCGATTGGGAATATTGAATCGGCGTTGGTTGCCGCCCATGCGCTTGGACCCATTTCTGTTATGTTGTGAGCGTTGTGTAGGATTCCCGAAGCCGTTGGGTCACCACATCGGTGATAGAGTAGTGATTTGAGGTAGTCCACATTTACCGATAAAGTAATTTTTGCACCCGAAGGTTTGTCAGCCCAATAGGTTGACGGTATGTCAATCTCATAAAATCCGTTTCTCTTAACATTGACAGTAGCAAACGACGATGACGCACCGGCAAGTGTTGGGGAATATGTGCTTGGACCACCCGTGTGATTGGTGAAAGACGATAATGTAGTGGAAAAAGTTGGGTCTGTCAAACCAATCGTAAATTCAGCGTTTTCAATATCTGTGCCGGACTGATTATCTTTTAGGGCAACCCAAACCCGCAACTCGTTATTTGATGTATCACCGTTGGCAGGACAACCGCTTGGAATATGCACCACTTGAACAGCATGACTTACGCTGTGTGCGCCCCACCACCAAAAGTGTTTATCGTAGGTGTTAGTCGCATCTGCGGCTGTGTTCGCTATCGCTGTGTAGCCTTTGCCAAACCTATCACGGTAAAACCTGTCGCTTCCGTTCTGTCGTCCAAGGTTGCCGTCTAAGGCGTTGCACATGCCGCTCGCCAGCGTTCCCTGTTGTCCTGCCCAATCCCAATTCAATGAGGAAATAACGGGGGCGTAAGCGGGGCCGAGAACGGCATGTTGTGTGACACCACGCTCGCCGTGTCGTGTCGGGTCTGCGATGTAGCCGTATCGCCCCTTGTCCAACATTTTGTCGTCGTGGGTCAAATCTCTCATCACCTCTCCCTTGACCTTGATTGCTTTGGTTTTAGCCTTGAAGTATTCTTCTTTTGCCACGGCCTGTGCTTCTTCGTCAAAGGTGATTTCGGGAACCTCAACAATTTTCCAACGATATGTTTGGTTGAGGGTCGGGGCAGGGAAATCAGCAAATGATGAACCGTTGTTGTAATACACACGGACATTGGTGATTTGTCCCGACATCTGTGCATTCATTGAAGAGACGGTGAGGATGTCGCGATTCACGGCTTCACCAAGATTGTAGGTTGGGCGAATCTCCAACTTGTTATCGCGCCCCATTTGATATGTGATTGGCAACCGAATACTGTTTTCATATCCGAATCCAGTAGCCTCCACCGACTCTCGTAAGATGGAAAACAGAGATTTGCCTCCCCGTGCGTCATATGCAGCACCGAAGGAGTCAAAGTTGGCATCTGTGCCGTCAGTGGTTTGGTTGTTCGTCATTGGGATTGAACCATGGTCAAACCAGCACGAGATAGAGGACTGAGCAAGCCAAGTCTTTGAAAGATTCAGCGACCACAGGAAGCGAGCCTTGTCGCTCAACCAATATGTTCCAAGGTTGGGTGATACTACATGACCATCAACCCTCATCAAGAATCGCAGTGCGTATCGGGGACTTACACTTCCCACAATAATAACTTCATCAAATGCTCCTGTTGTTCCTGCTGAACCTGCGGCGTTGATAGCGAGGTTGGCTGTGCTTCCGTTGCTCTTGAGAACATCGTCCATCAACACACCTTCAAGGTATGCTTCTGCGTTTTCTGCACTTCGGTTGGTTCCAGCGTCGGATTCAAGGTAAATACCGTAAAGTTGTTGTGGTATGCTGATGCTGTCGCTGATTGCGACATCCTGTCGTGTGCTTCCAGTCTCGGCAAAAATCGTTGAGGTGTCAATTGTTATAGCCGTAGCAGTCACGGCTGTGATTTGAGCAACCCATTTTGCCGTCACATTTCGCACCCTCATACCGACCTCAACACCATCGTTCACGAAGTCGCCGCCGCTACATGTGATGATAAATGGGCTTGCCGTGGATGCCGTAGCCGAGGTTGCGCTCTCAACAACGGACGCATCTAACTTTCCATCATAAACATACCAAAAAATCTCAAATGATGGGTTCTGTGAGTTGACCCCACGACTTGCTTTGATTTTACCAAAACCGTTTTCGGGGAAGGAAGAAATCAACGACGAAGATGGTTTGGTTTCAATCACGGTATCGCCAGCATTGATGCTCCGGTTCAACTCACCGGATGCACCAATCCACTTTCGGAAGTTTTCGTGAAAGCCATATGGTGCTGCGTTGTTGTCGTTAGTGCTGGTTGACTCTAACCAGTAGTTGTCCATCAGCACAGGGAATCCGTGAAACTCCGTTTCGTAGTCGCCAACATTCCGTGTTCCTCCACTTCGCTGTCCGTAGGTTCCTCCGTTGATAAAAGTATTGAGGTTAAAGAATTTTGAACAATCATAAACCAAAAACGACCCTCCCTTGTTCTCCCAATCACGCAGCACCGATTCTCGGTGTCCTACCTCGGCTTTGCGGACAAATGGTCCTGTGGCAGTGTAGGTTTCATTTGCCGTAAAAGCAGATGTTGAGCAAGTGATTTCTTTTAGGCTCGTTCCGGTGATTCCCGAAATCGTGTGGATGCCGTCGTAGTTGTCCGAGTTGAAGATAATCACTTTATCCCCAACTGCCAAATCGGAAACGCCGCTATCGGAAGCCAATAACTTGAATTTGATTCCTCCACTTGCGTTGTTGATGGCGTTTCCCGAATATCCGTTAGTGAGTTGTAGTGTGTTGCCTGTTCCGAGTGGTGTTGACCAAGGAGCGTTAGTTGTTGGGTCCACTGACGAATCCAATTCCCACAAATCTAAGTCATCCCCAACTTTCAAGTCGGTGAATGCGTCATACGAGCCATCTTCTTTGAATTGGTCTGTAAAAGAAATAGATACTTCGTAGTTTTCTTTGACTGGTTTCATTAGCCCAAAAGTTTTCTTACGATACCCACCGTCAGCATCCGCATCTGCGTCGTTTCGCATATCCGCCCAATGCAACCATACATGCTTGTAGTCGTTGCTCGTGGAAAGCGTATAAACCGACTCTCCTGCCTCGTGGTCAATAGATAGACCCTTGACCCCTACAAGGTAGTAATTGCCGTCGTCAGCAGGGCTTATGTGGCCGTTGTAGGTAAAGGTGTCAATGAACCCATCGGAATTGATGACTTGACCCACCCCATGAGTCTCGGACGAATCAATGAAAGAGGACGAAACTTGAATGACATCGGAGTTTGCTGTGAATGCCGCTTGTGCTGTTCCAGCATCCACAAAAGAGAAGCCATAAACCCCAAAGTGTTTTTTGAACCAAGCCGACTTGGGTAAGTCTCGCATCCAAACGGCATGTTGGTCACGATACAACAGTTGAGAATTGTCATCGGTTGAAACAAACCCTTCTTCAAAGGTGTAGTCCACCGAGCGACCCGTGATGACAGGTGCGCTACCACTCGTCTTATCAGTTTTGACATAAAACTTTCCACCATCGGTAATGGTAGCCATGACAGTGTAAAATCCGGCAGGTGGGTCTGTCCCACTGTTGCCGTTTTCCGATACAGTAATGATGTCACCAACCTTGAGCAAGGTTCCGTCGCTCTTGGCTGGATGGACGCTAAATTGTAAAATATTGAAGCCGGACTCAGCACCAGTGGATGGGAAGGTGCTTCTGTCGCCCTCAAGGACACCCGAACCACCCGTAGCGTTTGGGACATAAGCGATTGCAGAAGAGGCGTATTCCAAACCCTGCGTCCCCGAAACACCAAACGGTGATGAGTCAATGGATGTAATTGTTTTACCGTTGGCGTTGTGGTTGACCGTTCCGTAAATGTCGGGTGTGTCGCTGGTTGTGTAGCCTGTTGAACCGTGGGCGAGAATAACTTGGGTCAATCCACCCGATGTTTTGTTGATGCCCTTAATTTTGTAGCCCAACCATTCGTTCTCAACACTGTTCGGACCTGCCGAATCCTCGTTGTTATACATTTGAATTGGGTGAGCCGTGTTGAGTTGTGTTCGCTGGTTGGTCAATTCTTTATAAGAAGTAGCCGATTCATACCCAATAGTGTTTTGTGATTCTCTAAGACGGGCCGCACCCATAAACATTGATTCGGACAACAAATCAACTTCACCTTGTCGTGAAAGCACTTGGTCGCTTTCTCCAAGACCTATTTGACCAATCTCCCAAGTGGATATTTGTCGGTCAAGCAAGGAAAGAGAATCGCGAGCGGTAATTTGAATTTGTCGTGTCCTTTCACTTGCCGATTGTGCGACATTGACTGTTTCAATAATTCCCGACCACAAAGGACGGTCAATGTTACTGCTAAACATGAGCAACCGCCAATCGGTTATGTCGTCGTTAGTGAACCAAGGCGTAAGGTTCTGTTCGGTATCGTCGTCAAAAATCGTGATGCTTGCTTGACTCACTCCGTTCACGGGCATAGTGCAAGTCCACGAGTTGACAGGAGCGGGAAGTAGCGTTCCATCGGGTATGTCAGTGAGAGGACGATAAAGAGCCACGCGGTCAATGAGCGTGGCGACGACCATGTTGTTGTAGGTTGCAGAAACACCCTTCACGAACAACTCCCATCCTGTCATTTCCGATGGAAGGAAAGCCGCAGAAGTCTGTGTGTTGTTAGCCATGGTATATCCCGAAGAGTAAGAACCAGCCGTGGGGTTGGTTGCCGTCACTTCTGTCCCGTCGTGATAAACCTTAAATTTATTATTGGTGTAATCTAACTTGAAGTCCAAGTCAAACCAAACATCGTCCGTTTCGTTTCCAACCTTGATTCCGGCAAGATACAATGCGTGATATTGACTGATGATTGCACTCAATCCTGTTCCGTCGTGTGGTTTGATTGTCCAATCAATGGCAGATACCCCACCGCCACTACCCGTTGTTCCCCAAGATGTATTTACCGGAAAACCAATTTTAAGGGTGTATTGAGCCTGTCCTGCTGATGGAGCGTTTTCATTGACTACACCTGCGGCAGAACCCATCATGGCTTGAACGCTCATACGAATTGTGAAGTAGTCCCCATCAGCCTTACTGTTAAGGTTGGATGGCGAAGCGACTACAGGTCGGAATTGACCGCTTGGTGTTTGATTGTCTAATTGATTGGCCGAGTCGTCTTTCATGTAGGTTGTAACAGCCAAAAAAGGCTTTTTTGAGGGTGATTTTATCGGAATAAAAATTGCTTCGGGTGTGTTTTCGTGTGTGGTTGCGTTTCCTGTTGTGCCGTCATAAGCACCCATTTGAATTCGCTCGCCCATCCACACACCCGTCAAATGACCATGTTGCATAAAGTCGGGTGCGACTCCCGATGATTGTCCCGCTTGTCCTTTGAACCAATTGCGACCACTCCATTCGTAGCGAGTCTGCCGACCATTTGTGGGGTCGGTGTCGCCAGTGGGGATGTAGTATTGAATAGAAGAGTCGGAAGAACCACTAATAAGCATGTAAGCATCTGCGGTTGAAGCAACGCCTGTTTTGGCAAAACGGATTCTGTTCCCATTGACATTTGTGTTCGGGTATTGAATCTGTGAACGACCAGCCCAATAACTTCCTTTGCCCAAACGAATTTTATCAAAGGTTGCCCAACGAGCAACACCATCATTGCTCAAAGAAAAATCAGCATCGGTTGAAAATCTGCTCGCCGCAGAAGCCGTTGAATCACGGTCGTTGACGGCCCAACGATAGCGGGGATTCAAAGGTGCTTCGCCATTAAGGGTGTTTCCGTGGTGTGTATCAGTTGAGTTGTATGCTCCATCTGTGGAAGGAGCGTTAGCGTCGTCTGCAATCACGCGAGAACCAAGCCAATCCTCGTAGTAGCCAGCGAGCCAAAATCCATATTTGCTTGTGCCTGTTCTCGTCATTTCTTTCACTTCTCACTACGACGATTGGATGTTAAGTCCCAAACCGTTTAACTGTTCTATAACTTGCTTTGTGATTTCATTTGCTGCTTGACCCGTGGTCATACCGTTGAAATTGTTGGTCATAATAACTTCGGTAGTGTTGATAAGCGTTTCCACGCCTTTGTTCACTACTTGCTTCACCATGTCTCCTGTAATATTACCTTTACTCATACCGAAGAACATTTCTTCACGAGCGTTGCTAAACTCAAAGGCGGCTTCCTTTGCGGCCTCAATCGGACCAATGAAGTTTTCCTCTATGCCGCTTCCAAAGTTGCCAAAAGGATTATCAAAACTTTCTTCTTCTGCCATAGCACTCAATCTGTTGTTGAATTCGTCAATAGTTGTGCTTGCTTTTGCTGCCTCTAAGATAGCACCGTGCATGTTTTCGGGTATTTTCTCCAACGCATCATTGTAGGCTGAAAGTGCGGCTTCTTCATCTCTGTCATAAAACGCCATTGGCGCACCGGCAAGCAAATTCACACCAAAGAAATCTTCTGCTGTTCTTCCAGCCGCCCCAGTTGGGAATTTACCAAACAAGAGGGGTGACCTTTTTTCAGCGTCTTGATACTCTTTTTCAGCATCCTGTAATGCTTTTACATTACCGAAAAATGCGTTTGCAGCCGAAGAGTCATCCAACAGAGCAGAAGATTGCCGTTCGGCAGCAATGTCTTGTTGAATGGAAAGTTGTTCTTCAAGCAGAGTCAATTCTTGGTTGAGTTGGTCAATGATAATCGGATTGGTGCTGTTTTTTAGACTATCTTTAATTTCTTTAATTTGATTTTCAGTGTCATTGACCTCTTGAACAATGTCAAGAATACTTTTATCGGTAAGGCTATTAGCAATATCGGAATACATTTCTTTGTTGAATGATACTGTTTTGTTAAGATTGTCAAATCCAGCCGCTAAATCATCGGTATCATCTTTTGCATTTCTCGTGGCACGCGACAAAGCCATGAAAGCGACACCAATCAAAAGGACTCCGCCAAGTGCCAAAGCAACTTTTCCAGCAGAAAGCGCAACACCTTTTAGGGCAATAGAAGTTTTTTGGGCTTGGACCTCAGTTTTTGCCATGCTACCGACTAAGGCCATAGATGCACTTGTAGCAGTGAACATTTGAAAGGTCATGGGGACCATTGAAAGCGTCATTAGCATCATGGAAGCCCTTGCTGCATCCTCGTTTTCCGAAAACATTGACATCATCATGCTTGCTCCACCAAGCGCACCGGAGACTTTCATAAATGCCATTTGAGTTGCCATTGCCGCATCCACTGTCAATTTGCTTTGTTCTTCAACGCCGTTCAATGCCTGTTGGAAAACTTTTAAAGAAGGTATCAACTTTCTAAGAGCCGCTTCGTCAAGACCATACGCCACAGCCAATTCTCGTGCGGCTTTCTCGGCTTGCTCCATAATTAGGTTGTTTTGGACCTCTGCGGAAGATTTTTGTCTTGTAATACCAATCAATTCAATGTGAGCGTTGCGTAGGATTTTTGCGGCTTCTGTTTCGCCTCCAATCGCTTGTGCGTTCATCAAAGAGAAAATAACACGCTCCCCTTCTTGTGAAAGTTGTTGATTGACTAATTTCAATTGTGTTTTTTTGTTTTCCATCTGTGTTTTTTCTATTTGCGTAAAAGGTATGTTAAGCGCACCTCTTCTTTGCTCAATGTTTAAAATTTGCTGCTCCAATACAGACCGTATTTGTAGGTTTTCAAGGTTAGATTCATTTAGTATTTTTTCGGCCTTAGCGTGAATAAAGTGTGTGCTTTTGTAATTCATCAAACGCTGTGCCGTCATTCCTTCTTTTTCAGCCAACTTACCTGCCGCAGCGATATAAGCCTGTTCTCGTGTCATCAATTGTAAATTGTTTTGTGTAATGGTTTTTTTTCTCAATAAAATTTGAAGGTGTCTGTCCTCGGTAAAAAGGGAATCCTGTTCCTTTCTGTTTAATACTCCTTGAATTTCCAGTTGGTTCTTTTTGTTTTGTAATGTAGCGAGGCCCCTTTCCAACGATTGTCGTTGAGTAAATAGGGCTTGTTGATTGTTTGTCACTTCGCCTTGTGATAGTTGCATTGCACGCTGTCGTGCGTCCGTAGCAGTTTTATCCATCCGTAGTTGAGATACGGCTAACATTGCCCTTCTGTTCTCTATTGCAGCCGTCGCTTGTATTGAGCCTAAGTTGGCACGAACCATTTCACCCTGTCGTCCATAAGCACTTGCGTTCACAAGCGATTGTCCTCCGATGGCACGCTGGATTTGCAGTTGTGTTTGGAGGGAAACCGTGAGGCTCATCATGTTAAGATTGGCTTCAATCATAGGAGCAAAAATCTGTCCCATCTGTTGTGCATTAACAATAACACCCGAAAGCATCCTTATGAAAGAACCATCCAATCCTGCCTCTTGCCCCATAGCAGCAAACTCTTCGTTTAACGATGCCTGTGCGTTTGTGGCACGAATTACGGCTGGTGTGAACATACCACCAACCAACGCTTTTGCGTCAGTTAGTCGTGATTGTGCTTGTTGTAAAAGGAAAGCGTTGTCCTCAAATCGCTTATTCAATTCGGTTTGTGCTGTGTCTAACTCTTGAACAGCCATTGTTTGAAGTTGAACAGAGCGATTATACCCTTCTATCAACTTGATAGCACGAACATAGTGGTCGTTTCCAGCGATTGCCTGTGCAATTTCCATTTTGGCTGATGCTTGTTGCTCAACAGCCAGTTTTGATATTGCTGACGAAACATCACCTATAATTTCTTCCATTGACCGAAGTTGGTCGTTGGAATCTTTTGTGGCGATTCCGTATTTTTGTAAAATTTCGGCGTTGTTTCCTGTGTCAGCACCAAGCCGAGCATACATCATTTTGAGCGCACGACCAGCCTTACCTTGTTCTTCACCGGCTTCAATCAGTGTGGCTGATGCTGCTGCCATAAAAGTAATTTCGTCGCCAGCCAACCGAGCCGACGAAGCAAACTGGTTCATTACGAAAGTAATTTGAGACATCGTAGCAGAAGAACGATTTTCAACTGTGTTTAGTTGATTCAACAACTTGATGCTGTTCGCCCTAATTATGTTGGCTTTTTCTTCGGCTTCCAACCTGTTGAATTGCTTTTCCGTCAATTCTCCAAACATAAATCCTGTCTGTTGTTGTAGCGAAATCATCTTACGCATTGCTTCTTCCGTTTGCATACCACCGACCATACCGAAGGCGATACCAACTTGAGTTGCGGCGGGAATAGCGGCCCCACCACCAACGACGGAAGAAAGTTGTGCCATCCTTGAACCGGCGGCAAGTGCTTGGTCGGCAGTGAATCCGAATTGTGTTCCAAGATTTTCAATTTGTCCAGCAAGGAGGTCTGCGTCATCCCCCGATGCAACGAATTTTTCAAACTCAATGCGAGCAAAACCAATCTCTTGAGCAAGGGGAACGGTGCTATCAACAAGCATCCCTATTTGTTCGCCTATTAGCCCAACACCTTCTGTGATACCCGACAAACCGTCAAGAACCAAACCTTGAAGAACAGTGATTTTGGCTTGTGCGTCACCAATCAATCGTGTCGCTTGGAAAGAACCGACGACATCAAAGAAAATACGGGATGCACCAGCCCGAAGAACGAGCATCGTCATTGTGGCAAAAAGAAGCACCACGGGCATTAAGGATAGGAATAACTCTTCTATCAACTTGAACCCTCTCTCAACTATTTGCTACGCTGTATGGGCAAGCCTAAGCCGCCTAACAAGGACACCGTTTCGTTGTCGTTTAATAATTGGCGTTGTTGTCTCCGTTGTTTTAAGCGGGATGCCATACTTTTGCCGTCAAACTTTTTCTTGGCGTTGTTTGTTGCTTCGGATATTTTGTCATTCATATCCATAGCCACAAGCAGGTCAAGCGTCATGCGCTCTTGACCGCCTTCGCAGTCATACCTATCCCACAAATCCGAGGGTAGCGTCCCTTTGTATGCCATACAAAGCGTTGGTGCTACTCGGAAGAATTGTCCAAAGGGGGCGCACCATCGGGGTCATCTCCCCGAACAAAGCCCAAAATCATCCGCAATTCTTCACTGGTCAACGAGTCAATATCAAAGTCCTTTGGCTCAATGATTGAGCGAGGAATCCATTCACGCATTTGAGATTCAAGACCTGCTCCCTCTTGCTCCAATGCGTCAGCAAACTGCTTCTGTTGTTCGTCAGTCCATTCGGATGTGTCTAAACCAAAGTGTATGTGTTCGCGAAAAACCTTCGCTTGGATGTTTTCAATCCGTAGTTTGGTCATACCACCTGCTTGTCGGCAGGTGATTTTTGTTCCGTCGTCTAATTCAAACTCTTTTGTCAATACTGGCATACTTTTCTCACTTCTCTTTCCTTTTAGGGGAATACTATACTTATGCTATAATCGCAACAACTGTGCAAATCACGGTGTTACTGTCTTTCTTTCTGCTTGTGGACGCATTGATAATGATGTCGTCGTTTGCGATTGCGGCTCGCAGGGCCGTGGTCACGGCTGATGCCGTTCCTTCAAATGATAATACCGTTAGTTTGGTTTTGTCGGGAATCGCAGTGCCGCCGTTGTTAGCCAACCAAATCACCTCAATAAGCGGATGATTGAGCGTTCTTCATAACAACATCCATCATCTTGCTGTCGTTGGGGCTGAAAAGAGCAATGAACGGCACAGTCATGGTCTGCGTGTCACGACCCGACACATTGGCATCGGGAGCCTCAAAGCGGATTTTGTAAAAGTTGAAGGTGACAACATCAGCAGTGCTTTCGTCGCCAAACTGAACCTTCAATTCAACGCCGCTTCCGCTTAATTCCAAACCGTCTGCGGCTGTCAATTCAGCGTATGTCGGCTCACTTTCAACGGCGGTGTGAATAATCTTGTTAAACTC